TAACAATGCTCGTCGATTCGCGGGTTTTGTAGGACCTCGCGAGTGCACCAGCCTTCGTCACCATGTTGCCGAAAGTTCTCGGGTCCTGAGGTGCTATGATTCCGTTCGCCAAAGGATTGTAGCCAAGGGAGCGGTACAGGTTCAGGCCAGCCTCGTTCTTTTCCGCGACCTCCACCAAGCCTCTGTCGTAATTGGCGTAGATGTTGGTGTCTGGGGAGAAGTTCACCAAGATGCGGCCGTCTTCGAGCCTGTTCCAAGAGAAACCAGTGCTTGGTCTGGTGTCGGCGGAAAGTCTGCTGCCGAACGGGATGCCAAACTTGAAGGCGTGGCGAACGAGCATGTCACCAGTAACGGCTTCCGCCGCCCGAGTGGCGGTTGGGAGGCCAGTCACGTATGGGTTCACCCTGCTGGACGCCGTAAATCTTGCTGGCTGAATCGCCACCTTATCGACCCCCATTTGCTTCGCCATGGCGACGATTTGATTCACCGCCAAGGTGCGTCTTGAGCCGCTGGACAGGGCCCTTGTTCTGCTGAGGGCACGTATCTGCGATTTTTCGGCCACGCCAGACTTGTCGTAAAATACTTGGGCGTCGCCGATTCCTTCCTGAATGTATCTTCTTCCCTCGACTGGGGCCCTCCCGAATTGGGCCGAGTACACATCTGGCTGGAAGTACCCCATGTGCATGCTTGTGTTCTGGAAGTACTCTTGGACTTCGCCGCGACTCTTTTCCCAGTCCGTGTATTGCGGAATCGTGAACACGCCGCCAGAGGGACCGCTGTGGTCCGAATAGGTGCTAGAAACCCCTGTAGTGTTTCTTTGGGCGTAGTAGTTGTATGTGGTCCCAAGGATGGGGTCGTCATGCCGCATCTTCTGGGTCTTGCTGCCCATGGTCTGTGGACCAACGACGTGGCCAGTGCTGGAAAGGTTTTCGTAGGAGTGGCCAGCGGCTGGGCTGGTTCTCCTTGGCTGATAACTATCTGGCGTGAAGTAATGCGTAGCAACACGCTGGCCGTCCGCCCCAGTTCGAGAGAAGAACATGCCGTCGTTCGCCGCCGAACGCGGGAACCAAATCTCCATGAAATTGGTGGCTTCCCTTTGGCTGAATACGCCAATCCAAAAATCCCTGCTGCCAATGGCTTCGCGAAGCATGGCCATGTGGGCTTTTGTCATGGACGGCGTGAAGCCAAGCGTATCGTTCTTCAACGCGGCATGCAGATGCACCGTATGCTGGGTGTTGTTCGACAGGGCGTAATTGATGGTTTCACGCAGGGGACGGTTGCCCAACTTGGAAATCGGGGTCTGGTCATCGGCCCTAATCAACTCATGCACATTGATGAACGCCAGCATGTCGCTGATGGCTCTGGCGTTATGGATGGTGCTGAGTTCGTTGACAATCATGTCGACGGCATGAGTGTCCAGTTGGGACATGAACGAATCCAAGGCTTTTTCGGCATCTGGCGTAAGGACCCTTGCCGCGAACTCCGCCGTGCCTTCGGCAGAGGCGAGGAACTCGTAGGACGTTCCCTTGAAGGCATCAGGAACATCCAACGCGAGGACGTTGTCGCTGCCCCAGAAGTCCAGATACCCGCTCTTAAGGAACACGGCCATGGGGAACGAAGCGGCCAAGCCTATGGACCTGTTGCTCAGTTGAAGTTGTCCGCCAACAGACGGCACCCCGAGGCCCTTGTTCTTGGTGGTAAGGGCAATCGAGAATGGACCGTTAGGGTCGGCGTAAACACGCTGAATGGCCTCGCTGTTTCTGCCGATGTAATTGACCACGCTGTTTTCTGGGTCTTCGCTGAGGCCAGCAAAGACTATGTTGCCAATGGTAAGAAGGGCGTTTCCTCCGACCACATGGGCATAGGAAGTATCGGAGATGTTCGTCATGGACGACACTCCTCCGAACGATTCTTCTCTGGCCAACTCGACGGCAAGGTCCCCGACTGGAGCGAGCAATTCCGCTGGGCCCTTGATTCCATTACGCGTATTGTGGCTTCCGAACAGGGAAATCAGCGTCCCAAGTTCTAGGTGCGTCTTACCTGCCACATAATTTTTTCTGACCCTTGCTGGAACCAGAGACATGGTTATGCCAGCGGACGCGAACTCCGTAGGTGCGTCGGTGGTTGGGGACACGGCTTCGACGTCGATGACGAGCGAATCTCCGATTACCCTGCCCTGCACGTTATCCAAGGCAATCTTAGGAACCCCGTACCCAACTTCTCCGACATGCTCCCTAGGGGCGTAGGCCGCCCTAGATAGATTTTCAGACGCGGCGGTCAGGCCAAACGCATCAGAGAACAAATTGCTTTCGGCGAATTTTGAGGCCAGCAACTTGTCTCTGCCGACGGACAGCAACTTGTTCTTTCTTTCGGCTAGGAGGCTCGCGGCCGAGTCTTGGTCGAGGGATTCGTTGCCGAAGAAATTGGATTCCCCGTCGACAATCCTTTGAAGGCTCTCGATTTCATTGGTCAGTTCAACCTCATGCCTATCGGCATAATGCATGAGCGATTCCATGACCATTGCGGAATGGTTGTTGGACGCGGACCTGTTTCTTCCAGACAGGCTGGCCATTTCCTTTCGCACAAGCATGTCGTATTTGGCGGAAGTGCCCTCGGCCACGGCAGGGGAGAAACTTTCGGTGCTGATGCCGACGCCAGACGAACTTTCGGTAAGCCACAGGGTGGAAGTCGCATGGCCGATGGAATCAGACAACGAAACAGAAGATGGGTGGATGGCGGAAAACTGCGGGACAATCGACATCGCAGTGCTATTGCCGCCGACCAGCGGATTGTATTGGACTGAAACACCAAGGGCCACCTTAGGCAATTTGCCAGCCCCGCCTCTGTTAAGAGTCCTTTCCATGAGTTCGGTGCTGATGGACGTCTCTCCGCCTCTGGTAAAGACGTTCTTGCCGCTCCTGATTTGGCTAGGGTCTTCTGCGACAAACTCATGAGCCGCCATGATGATGCTGGCTCTTTCGATTTCATCCATGAGCAGAAGTGCCATGTTGGTCTTTTGCTCAAGGCTGATGTCAGCCTCGGACTTGATTATTCTGTCGAAGGCCGCGTCGATGTATGGTGCGAACATCGCGACCTTGGCCGCATAGGCCTTGTTCATGGCCAAGGCCGTGTTTGCGGCATCTTCAAAAGGACCGACAAACCCCAGTCTGTTCTTGGACATGATGTGGTCGGCGACCCTTTGCGTCATCTGGGCCCACTTCTGCTGGAGTTCGCCATCAAGTTCCGTGACCCATTGTGGCATGACGTTGCGGTTGAAGACAACCCTGTTGCCGTTCACCGTGTAGGCACCGAGCATGTACTTATGGCCTTCAGCCCCGAAGGTGCTTTCAGTCTTGTTGACGTTTTCGAAAATTTCACGGGCCGCCGCGTTTTCCCTGATGAGAAGGGCCTTTTGTTCGCGGCTCAGGTTGGACAATACCGACTGGGAGATGCCCCTTCTGGTAGCCACGTCGCCCCTAGTTTCTGAGGCAAGTTGGCTAATCATGGTGAATCTCCCGTGTGCAACCGCCATGAGATTCAGGAGGTCGTTCTTGGTCAGTTGAATGTCCTCGTAGGCCTTGGCGATTTTCTCGACCTTGGCGATGGCCATGCCTTCAGGGGTGGCGATGCCGCTCTTTTCCATGTAGCCCATGATTTCGCTTCCCTTGAAGTGTGCTGGGAAGATGGGGGACAGAACGGCGTCCATGGCCGAATTGCCGACGCTGAATGCGTTGGATGATTCGACAGTGGCACCAATCAGGGTCGCGATGTCCTCGACGCTGTAGGTGTAGCCCTCGGTGGCCATGGCCTCTTGGCTGATGACGGTAGTCCCTTCGCCACTCTCAGTATTAACCTTTTCTTTGCCGAAGGTTTCCGTGAGACGCTTTTGGGCTTCCTTGCCGCTGATTCCAGAAAGCACATGGAAGCCAGTCGTAAGCCTAAGGCGTCCCTCCTTGTCGACTTCCCATCCCTTGGTTTCGAGGACGACACGCTTGAGGATTTCCAAGGTGTCGTGGGCACTGTGGGCGATTGCCTGCATCAGCACGGCCTTGCCGAGCGTGGTAAGGATGCGGGAGTCGGTGGCGTCCACCTCGCCAAGGCCACCGACGGACTTGAGGATGACGTTGGCGATGCCGTTTTCGCTGATGGTTCTGGCAAAATCACGCTCCGAGCCCAAGGGAGATGCGTCCAGCGAACCCCTTATGGCCTTGAGGATTGGGTCTTGGACGGAGTCGTCCGTGAAAGTCCGTGGATTGGCTGCAAGTTCCTGCTCGCTCATGCCACGTCTACGCTCCGTCTCTCTGGCCATTCTTTCCACTGGCTCCATGATGTAGGCCAAGTCCTTGTAGTGACCCATGGCTTGCATCAGCATGACAGACGCCTGTTCTGGCATGGCGTAATTCATCAGGTCGAACGACGACACTAGACCCAAGGCGTGGTAAGCCGTCCTGAACTGCATGTTGTCATGCATCTGGAAGGCGTACTCTGGCATGTTGGTGATGGCATGCTTCCTGAGTTGGACGAACTGCTGGTACACGTCGATGGCGTCGTCGACGTCGAGGGCACGTTTGGCGGCCTCATGCATGCCCATGGCTTGCTTGGCAATCGCATCGGTGGCCCTTCCGTTGGCATGCTCGGACAGGATGAACTCGGTGAGGTTTCTGGTGGCCGAGATAATCAGGGGCTTCGCATTGGTCCTGAAGTTCCTGATGACTGGGGAGGAGGACGCGATTACGAGGTTATTGAGGAGTTCGGCGTCGCTCTTTGCCGCCCTTGTGGCACCCGAAAGTTCGACAAACCTGCCGCCATCCATCATCACGTCTGGGTCCTTTACGCTGGCCCTCAGTTCCTCGACCTTCGCAAGGCTGATTTTCATGCCAAGCAAGTTGCCGAAGGCATGTGCGGCAATCGCATTAGGGATGTTGCCGAAGGTGACGTTGTCCGCTATCCACCCGTGCTTGAGTTGGATGGCATGCTGGACCTCATGCAGGATAATCGAGGCCAGAGGATTGCGGGCAATCCAAGTGCTTCTCAGGCCTTCGCCGCTGTTGAAGATGTTGCCCTGCAACTCCGCTGGCAGGTTGAGTTCGGAGGCCGCGAAGGACCTGACGCCAAGTTCGATGGTGCTGACGCCATTCTGGTAGACGTGCCTACCGCCATGGAAGTCCTTGAAGACGACTTTCATGTCCCTGAATTCAGGGTAGTAGTTGTACAGTTCCGAATGAGTGAAGACGTCTCCAAGTCTTGCCTCGCCAAGGATAACGTCAGGCCCGATAAACCTCTGGTCCGCTGGCAAGGTGGCCCTGCGTCTGACGGCGGCGGCGTAATCTGCGTAAGCGGATTCTGGGTCAACGTTGCTCAGGAACGGCAGGATGTGAGGCCTGTTAGCCGCCTTGGCCAAGTTCAGCGAAGCACCAGCGTCTGAGAACTCAAACACGTCGATGGTTGAACCGCCGAACCTAATCGTCGAAACAAGGCCCTTGGCCCTCATCTCATCCTTGGCTTCATCCTTAAGGACGGACAGTGCCCCAACCGACAGTCTGCTGTTGTCCTTGGCCCAATGCGGATACATTTCGCTGTCGGCCCACTTGTGGGCAGTCGAAAGCATCGCTAGGCTTCTGTGGAAGGAGGCCATTGTCTCAGCCGTCTGCGTCCCCTTGGCCTTCAGCATTCTGACGGCCACTGGCTCGGACTTCTTGATGCCAACGGCTTCACCCTCGACTGGCAGGGCCCAGTAGCGGGAAAGCCAGTTGGTGAACTGGGAGGACGACCACTTTCTGGCGTACTCTGGGCTTCTGAAGTTGTATGCACCAGAGTCAACGCCGACCATGGTCTTGACGACCATAGCACCGACCATGCTGGAGTGCATGTTGTCTTCGGCGGCAACGCCCAGCACGTAATCCGTGAAGGCACCAAAATCTCCAGACTGCTTGGCTGCGTTGTATTGGTCGATGATTTCGTTCTGCCTATTTGGCATTTCGCTCATCGCCACGATAAGAAGTGAATCGACGTGCTTGCCCCTAGCCCTGTCGGAATCTGGCATCAGCCAGCCCATGGCTTCGTGGAACGTGGCACCGTCAATGGTGCTGAATGGAAGGTGTCCGCTCGTAAGTTCCGAACCTTCATTTTTGAAGTTCATGCTTCCAAGGCCGACATCGCCCTCTCCGCCAGTGAATCCTCCGACGACATTGGCTCCCTCGGCTATGCTGTAGATGGCACCGTTCGTAAGGTAGAGATTGGCAGTCGCATTTTTGGACACAACTGGTCTGTTCTTTACCACTTCCTTTCTGGAGAATCCAAGGTTCTGCTTAATGATAAGCGGAGACACAACATACCTAAACGACGCACTCGGCCTAACGTTAGCCATCACAACAGACGTGTCGCCCTTGGCGGCCATGTCTTCCAGCCCAGCATGCTTGTTAAGTTGCATGTAGGCATGGCTAATTTCATTGCCGAGCCTTATGTAGCCTTCGTTAAGTTCCCTGTTTGGTCCAGTGAGAACGGTCCTGACAAAGGACTCAAACTCGTTAAAGACGACGCCAATCTTCTGGCCAGTCATCATCGGGATTGCCTTTATGGTCCTGTCAACGGCGACAAAAGAGAAATCCTGAGTCTTCGAGGCCTCGGAGATGCCTCTAGTGAGTATGCTGATTAGCCTGAGTGCGTCCTTGGCAGGAAGCGATTCAAGCGTTCTTGGGAAGGCGGCGTTAAGGCGTATTTTGCTGCCGAGAGCGGCCTTAAGGTCCTTGATGGTCTTAATCTTTGCTGGGTCCAAAAGGCCCCCAGCAAGGAGTTCGCCATCCGCGTCTATCATGTTGGAAAACGGTGCGAGGATGCTGGCAAAGTCCGACTGAATCTTTTGGACAGCGGCGGTTTCTTCTGCGGCCCATTCGGACTTATCCCTAGAAAGTGCTTTTGTGAGGTACTCCAACTGTGCCTTTTGGACTTCATGGACGGCGTCAGAAACAAAAGATGGGTGGATGCTGTGACCGCCAGTCACTTCGCTTTCCCTGCCCATTTGCCTGATGATGGTTTCGACTTCGTGCTCGATGATTGCCTTGGTCAGGTTATGGCGAACTTTAGGGTCTGGGTGGTCCCTGAGCAGCCCCTCGGTGTCGATAAACACGGTTGGCATGCCAGTCTGGTTGTTCATCTCCCAGTAGGAATAGACGCCATCTTTCTCGACGTGAATTCTCTGCACGTAGGCATCCTTGACGCCGAGTGAACTTCTGTCTGCGGATGGCAGGATTGCGATGTCCCTAGAACCCCAAGTGAAACCGCTCCTTCTCATGACGTCGTCCATCTTGGAGCCGCCGTTCTTGGAGATGTCTGCGATGGTCAGGAAATTCCCCTTTTGCCAGCGTCTAGTGTCGGACGCCTTGCTGAATCTGATGAAGAACCCATTCTCGTCCTTCCACATCGTGTCATGCGACGAGCGAAGGACGTCAAAAACGTTGTCGGACAGTTCATTGTCGAAGTATCTGACGACCTTGTCTCTACCCATGACGCCAGTGCTTAGCCTGACGCCATCCCTGATTGTCGCGGTGTAGGCGGCGGAACGCATCTGCTCGCCCGAAGCGTTTGGCTGACTTGGAATCTTGGCATCCTCCAAAGCCACTGGGTTTGGCATGATGTCGGCATCATCCAACTTCTTGAGGTCCTTGTTGGCGGCTCTGATGGCTTTCTTGGCGGAATCAAAGATGCCGACCATCACGCCGAACGGGTTGAACAACTTGAACTTATCGTTGGACGTGGAGATTTCGTAGCCCTGAGCGTTTCTCAGCCTATTGACGTTGCCGCCATAGACAGCAAACCCGCCGACAGAGTAATTGCGTCTCAGTCCTTCATAGGACCTGCCATGGTGGTATGGCATTGGTGCCACGGCCAAACGCTCCGCACCAACAATCAACTCCAACTTCATGGAGTGGATTGGATAGTCTGGATTCTCTGGATTGCTGGCGTAGCCTTCGCGTGGGGTGTTTATGTACGATTCGTCGGCCCTCTTTCTGCCGCCAAAGGTTTCGTACATGATGTCCCTGACTTCTTCGGCCTTAGCACCAAACTCCTTCCTGAACAGTTCGGCGGACGGGACTCTGGTGGATGGGTCGGCCATCATGTTCACCAGATACTTGTCGAACAGGGAATGGTAGTGCCTATCGCTGGTGAACAGCCTGTTGACGTAGGCCTTCTCCCACATGCGAATCTTACGCCTGTGGATGGCCATGTAGTCCAATACGGTGGCGGTCATGCCGCCCTTGGCCGCCCTGAGCGGCTTGCCGTTTGAGTCGGTGGTCCTGAGGCTCAACTTCAGTTCGAACGGAACGAATACCCTGTAGGTGACTGGAACATCCTTGCCAAACAGACGCTGGAAGAACCCGTCCTTCTGGATTCTGTGGCTATCGCCCCAGTAGAACGCGGCCATAAGGTTGCTTTCTGCGAACCCGCTGGCTTCCCACCGCTTCATCATGTCACGCATGCCCTTGGCCACTTCGGCCGAATGGGCATCAAGCACACCAGAGGCAATCAAGGCGTCATAGGCCTCGTTCTTCATCTCGTACATGTCCACGGACTTGTTGCCGTGTTCATCCACAATGATTTCTGGACGGACGCTATCTGGGAGAGACTCAAGAACCGAGATGCCTTTCTTGGCATTTTCGCTGAACTTTTCGTTCAACTCCTTGGTGCCGAGCATGGTGGCACCAGCACCAGTGAACTTGAACAGGTGCTCCTTGCCGTAGCGTCTGGCTTCCATGGCCTGACGCTCTGGGGACAGTTTGTTGACTGGAAGGCTGTCGGAGCCTCTGGCTTCGTTGACCAATGCCCTGACAAGCCCTTCGGCGGCTTCGTGCCTGTGGTACTTTCCGCCGTCGTAAACCTCCACCTGAATGGTCGGCGTACCGTCCTTGGTGAAGAACTCTCCATGCTTGGCACGGATGCCAGCCAGTTCAAGGTGCGTGACTTGCTTGGAGAACAGTTCATTTCTGAAACGTTCCATCATGAGCCTTATCGGCTTGGTCTTACCTTCAAACGGGATGTCGAAAAGGTTGGTGTGGATAAACAAGGCCTCGGAATGCTTGGCGATGTTTTCCTCGAAAAGGTATCTCTGGACGAAGACTGCACTTGGCTCAAACTCGCCAGTGGTTGGGCTCTTTTTGGCCCATTTCTTGTTGAGCCAGTATTCTGGCCCTTCGACCTTCCCTTCGCTTCGAATCAAATCGAGCCAACTTTCGGCCATGGAATAGATTCTGTCGAATTCTTTTCTGGCCTCTCTGTTGGCGATTTCGTTCAGACCCTTGCCCTCGCTGGCGGCGATGCCAGACAGGTAGCCCTGAGACTCAACGGCCCACTCAGTGACCATTCTTCTGACCGCACCCTCAAGCAGCATCTTGTCGTCTCCATAGATGCCGCCGTCCTTTTCGGTGCCAATCAACTGCCTGATGAAGTCGCCGTCCTTGCCCTTGACCTCAAGCGTGTATGCGGCCAAGTGCGACATGATTTCATGGCCGACCTCCGTCGCTCTGTAGGCGTTCTCATTAAGCCAAAGAACTGGTCGTACCTCTCCATGTGCGTCCGTGTGGAACGAGAACGAGCCCTTGGTGGTCGTGCCCTCTGGAACTGCATGCGTGATTCCCTTGCTTACGAGCAGTTCGTTGTAGGACTTCGCGTCCCCCTTGTGGAGGACGATTCTGGTCTTATCGGCTTCGCTAAGGGCAAGCCAAGCGGTCTGTAGTGCGAATCTGGTGTTGGCAGAGATTCTGGACGACTTCAAGGCGTCGACGTCCGTAAGGATTTTTCTGGTGAAGTTGGCGAACTCTGGGCTCTTTTGTTCGACAATAGAGGTGAAGTTTCTGTCGAAGTTCTCGATGACATTGGCGTGGTGGAACCCGCCATTGATGTTGGCCCAAGTGTGTCGGAAGGCACCAGAATAGCCGCCCCACACCATGCCCGTGGCGGCACCGCCGACGGCACCCCTTCCCTCGTCGTTCATGTACCCAAGTCCGCCGAAGATGAGGGCGTCCTTGTACGAGTTCTTCAGGCCAGCCGTCGACATCTGGATGAACGGGTCGACGATTACATTGGCCGCTTTCGCCACGTATCTGGCGGAAGGGGAAAGGTTCTTTGACGTAGCCAGACGCTCAAGGACGGTAAGGCCGTTGATTTCGCTGATTGGGATTACGCCATTGGCTCTTTGCAGGATGGTGTCGCCGAGTTCTTGTGCGAGTTCGGAGGCGGTTCTGATGCCTAGCGACCCGACGAAGCCGACAGTCTGCCTTGTGGCGGCAGTGCCAGCGACGGCCTCGCCAGCGTTGATTGCGGTTACGACGGCAGCATTCTCAAGTTCTCTGGCGGCGAATCCGCTTCTCTTTGAGACAGCCTCAATCGTCCCCCCGAAGACAGCCTCGGAAGTGGTGGCGATTGGCTGAAGCACTTTCCCGATGCCGTAAGCAGTGTTGCCAGCGATTACCTCCGAGAACCTGCCAGCCATGTCCTCGAAACGCTTCGTGGCGGCGGCCATGGCGGAGCCGATTTGCTTGATTCTGCTGGCATTGGCCGCGACCCTTACGTTCGAAGCACCAGCCATAACGGCACCAGCCTGAGAGGCACCGCCAGTGAACGGGGCAGTAAGCAGGGATGGGAGTTCCATGCCCAAGAAGGCCATGGCATGGGCAATCTTTGGGTTCACCATGCCCCTTAGGTTGTTCTTGGTTTCCTCGCTCAAATCCAAGGAACTGAACTGCTCAAGCAGGGTTTCATCGCCCTGAGACATGAGGTGGGAGTGGTACAGGAACTTTCTGGCCTCGTTCCACTGCTGGGCCTCGTCCCTCCAGTCGCTGCTGAGTTTGCCGTGCATGACGGCGTTGATGACGGAGCGTAGGCCGAAGAAAATGGAATTTGGGTTCTCGGACTCAGTGGCGATGCCCCACATGTCTCTGAGGCCTCTGGCGGTGCCCTCGGCCGTGCTGTAAAGAGACTTGGCGATGCCCTTGGGCCCTATGCCGTTTTCGATTAGGCCTTCGGCTAGTCCAAACGGAATCTTGGCCACTTCCTGAGCGGCCGTCGCAAACATGTCCAGATAGTCCGTATGCCGCTTTTGAAGGGCCGTTCTTACCGCTATCCAGTTGCTCTCGGCGTCTGGGGCGTCGAGGTCAATGCCTAGGTGGGGGTTCTGCTCGTAGAATGTAGCCGCTTCTTCGGCCTCATCCAACTTGGCCAATGCGAAAGAGCCGTCTGCCTGTTGTTCAAGCGACGGCCCAAGGTCCAGTCTTTTGCCAGCCTCAAGATACTGCTGGGCGTAGAACGCCGCTTCGTTTCTATCTGGCTGTTGGTTGAGCGGGGAGATGTCTTCTTCCATTAGAGGTGCTTGGATTTGCGTAGGAGCCTATCGTTGTTGATGGCCTTAGCCTGTCCCTGCTTCTCTGGAAGAAGGTCCATGCCGTTGGCTTGGGCGGTACTCCTGATTTTCTCAAGAGTCATGGCTCTTACCTGCTGTAGCAACCTCATTTCGTTACCCTTGAACCTCGTAAAGGTGTGGCTCGCTCGCTGTGGAGTCATGGATTCGACTACGGCAAGGTCCCTGTCGGAAACGCCACCACCGAGGCCTTTGGCTTCGGACATGATTCTGGAGAAATCCAACAACACTCTGGCCTCAAGGCCACGGGACTTGCTGGACGCTTCGCTGTACCCAGCACTAGTCAGGATGGTGTTCTCTTTGTAAATCTTCTCCAGTTCGTTGAGGTTCTTGAGCAGACCTTGGCTTGTGCCAATCAAAGCCCTGAACCTATCGGCCGACTCGTCGCCACCCTTAAAGGGCACCGTGGTCACGCCGTTCTGGTGGGCCAAGGTGTGGACTGGGACCCTGAACGGTTTCCCATCTGGTCCAATGCCCTGACGGTCCCCCTTCGGGACGATACGCATCTTCACTCGGCCGCTTGGTGCGGACGGATTGGCCTCATCGCCTTCGCCAAGGTCGAAGTCGTGGTCCTCGTACATCTGGAAGACGTTGCGGCCTTCCTTGGAGCCCATGAGCGACTGAGCGGCCCCCATGTCACCAAGTTTGTTGGCGTAGAAGTCAGCGTCTCTGGCAAACGGGGACGGAGCCTTCTGTTCGCCGCCACCACCGCCACCCATCATTCGCGGGCCCATCTGGGCTCGCTGGGCTTGAGGCATGAACAGCGGAGCGACGGCGGCCAGCGGGTTCATGCCCGCTTGCTTAAACGCCATGGACTGGGCTGGATAATGCCCCTTCGGACTTTCTTGCTCAGCGGGCTGACTGGTGTTGGCCAGTATGTCCTTTGGGCTTACGCTGAACTCAGGTTCATAATCGGCTTCCATTACTGTTGTGGTTCAACGTCTTCGTGGATGCCGTACTGGAGGGCGTGAATCTTGAGTTGCTTGTCCTTACCCACCATCGGAGTGATTACGATGACACGCTTTTTGTCACCTTTGCTAGCAAGTCCTGGCAATACATAGGGTTGCGTACCAGCATTCTTCATCGTTTCTTCGTCGCCAATGTCGGCAAGGGCGTCGGTGAGAATGCTGTGCATCCTTGCGGCACCGCCTTCAAGCGTTCCATCGGCCAACTGCTGCTTCAACTGCATGTAGTTGTCCTTGCCGATTTGCTCGATGGCCGTGTCCACCCATGTGGCACGGCTACGCAAAGCCTTGTACTTGGATGGGGTAAACAGATTGTCCCCGCCAAGGCTTTCGCCTTGGAACTTAGTCCTAATCTTGGCCAACTCCTCGTTGTAGGCTGGGTTCTTGACGCCATTTCCATCCTTGGCTGGTTCGGTTCCGTCGCCCTTGAACATGTTGTAACCGAGGGTGCCGACGCCACCAACCATGCCAAGGCCCTGAAGAACCTTGCCAGAACGGGTGAGCGGCTGGTCCTCCCAGTCGACATCAGCGTAAACAGCCTTTCTCGCCTTGATTGGTTTGACTGGTGGCTTGTAGTTCGGATTTGGGACCTGCATGGGCCCAACGCCAACCATCGGCGTTCCCACGGCTTGCTGCCCAGCACGTCCCTTCACTGCCTTTCTAACAAGGCGTTGAGTCTGGTCGCGGGTGTTCAGGCCTAGAACTCTGCCAAGTTCCTCGGCCCAAAGGCCGGGACTTATGATGGCATTGGCCGTCTTTTTTCCGAGGCCTTGGAACGCTTTTCCAAAGAGCCTTTGGCCTAGGTATGTAAGTGGGGCTGGCATGGTTATTGTCTTCTGGGCTTGAGCATTTCTGGCTGTTCAGAGAGGAACTTGTATCCGCTGATAGTTGGCTGTGTCGTCGATGGACGAGGAGTCATTGAAGGGTAGTTGAGGACTCCCCAATTTCTCGTCATGCCTTGTCTTGGTTCTTGAGCGGCTGGCTGGGGGGCCTGTTGCGGCGTCGCTTGGTTGCCGAACAGGGACTGGGAAACCATTCTACCGACTGTGTTGTTGGACATAAAGTCTCTGACGCCAGAGGCTAGGCTGTTGCCAGCCCTGACCATGCTATCGGCCTGTCTCGCACGGATGGATTCTTCGCCGCTGAAGAACCCGCTCTTGCGGCTTCTGTCGAAGTAATCCGATTGGTTGTTGGTGTTCCAAGAGAACTTCTCCTGAGAAGGCATCTGCTCTGGGGTAATTGCACCGAGGCGTAGCCATTTGGCCGCAAGAGCAACACCTTCGTCTCCGCCGCGTTGCTTTTCGGCAGGGGTTAGGACGTATGGGTTAGGGGCCCTTCCAGCGTTGTGACTAATCATGGCCTTGTTCAGGGCACTATTTGGGTCTGCGGCATCCCTGTTCAGCATCTCATCGAACAGTCTTGCTGGCATTGGGCCGCTTCCACGCTGGCCGTCAAGACCCCACGTGCCCCACTGCTCCGAGGCTTTAGGGCTAAGGCCGTATCGAGTGTCTCTGAGTTGGGTGGCCAGTTTCTGCCTTTGAATCTTGTCTTCCAAGTCTTTGTTCGCGTTGGCGACCACTCCATCGGTTACGGATGGAGGCTTCACGCCGCCAGTAATAACGCCGCCAGAGATTGTCGGCGTAGGAGAGGTGCCAGTAGTGGAACCAAGGTAGTTGCGTTTTGGAACATTGGCTTCCTTGTCGTACTCCTCTCTGGTGATGCCATTGCTCGCTTGGGCCATGTACAACTGGCCACGCATGTGGTCCATCATCGCTCTGTCATGCCCGTAATGCTTAATCAGGTAGTTTTCGATGTCCTTGTTGAACTGGACATTGTCGATGGTGCGGGCGTCCTTGAGCATCCATCTGCGGTCTGGGTCCAACGCCATGTACTGCCGCAACGCTTGGTCTGGGATTGGGTTTGTGGCAGTCGCTCCGCCACTAGGTCCAGCGGTGCCAGCGGGGCCAGTTGGGCCAGTGGTGCCGCTTGAGGTCGTGCTGTTGTATTGGATGATTGGTTCTTCAGGGCCATGCGGGCTGCTGTCGCCAATGGCAAACTGCTCAACGCTTTCATCCTGCACGTCATACGAATTGTCCGACGCTTCGCCGCCTCTCTGAATTTGGCTGGGGTCTGCTGGTGGGTTGTACGGCTGGTTTACCTGAATGCTTTGGTCATCGAGGGGCATGTACTTCCCATCATAGTTACTCCAGTACGTTCCCTTTGGAACTGGGCCACCAGCATTATTGACCTGAACTGGTCTTTGCTGAGGTGCTTGACCAACGGGTGGGCCGTAGTCTGGCATAAACAAACGAGCCTTTCTCTGCTTTTCGTTTTCAGCGGCTTCCTTGGCGAAATAGGCGTCATCCGAAGCCTTGTTATCTGCGGCCATCTTAGCATAGAATTGGTCCGTTGGGAGTGCCTTCCCAGAATCAATCCCCCGCTGAACTCGGTCAAATTCGCTCCTTGCGTAGGCAATGGATTCGTCGGCGGATTCAGGCGATTCCCCCCGAGCAATCATTGCATCACGGCTATTAAGGACGTCGGCGAGATACCGTTTTTCGAATTCGAGTTCATCAAGCGAAAATCTATCTTCCAGCGGAGTTCTCTCGTCTTCTGCTGCAATTTGTTTCGCCCTTTCCGTTGAAGAAAGCGGTCTTGGTGCTGGTGCATCGTCTGGCTCCACTGGAGGACGACCAAACTTGTACTTTGGGGTGCCGTCCGCGTTTAGTTCACGCTTCTTCGGGTCAAAGTTCTTGTCGAAGACCATCGGATACCAGTCCTTGGCCATGTCGAGGGCCAATGCCTTCATTTGAGTGTCGGTCTTCTTGTCGTATCCAGCCTCTGGGTCGTACCCAATGAACTGGAGTGCATTTCTGACGGCAGCAGCCTGAATGCCAGACATGGCTTTATCGGAGTGATAGACGTCCGCGAGCATCTTGGCGTGGCTGTCGTACCCGTAGGATTCAATTCTGTTGTTAATCATTCTGCCAATGAGCCCGCCGACGCCAGTCATGCTCTCAAGAATGGCCCTGTCAGTCCCGTAACTGCCTTGGTTAACCTCCGCGTTCCCGCCATAAGCGGCATCCGCAACGCCCCTTACCTTGTCTCCAAGAAGCGACGATGGGCTCCATCCAAAGACAGGTCCAGCACCAGAATTGGCGTATGGGTCGCCAGCCTCCTTAACCATTCTTAGGGCGTCGTCGTAAGAGATGTCGTCGCCGTTCATTTTTGCGAACCTTACGACCTTCTTGGCCGTATCTTCTTCGGTGTCCTTTGAAAGCATGTCGATGCCACGCCCAATCTGACCTCTTATGGCCATGCCGACATTGGACCTCACCAATCCGCCAACCCCAGTCGCCTTGAGCCCGTATTTCGTGAGCGTCTTTGACAAGGCACCAGCGGCTGGCTTGGCGTTGATTCTCATGCCGCCAATGGTCTTTCTGCTTCCTTGTCCAAAAGTCTTAGCAAGGGCGGCGGCGGTGCCCCCAGCGGTTACGCCAGTTGCGGCGGTTCCTACTTGAGTTGGGGTCAAGGTGCTGTTGGCATCCTTGAGCAACTCCTCGTCTTCAAGTTCTTGTTTGGTTTTCTGCGGCATTTTAGGAATGGAAATCTGTGTCTATGTCGGCCCAAGCCCCTTTCACGGACTTTTTGACGGGCTTTTTGTCTGCGGCGGGCGTGGGCTTTTTTGCCTCCTGCCAGCCAGCGGCACCAGCGGCACCTTGGCTCATCATGTCGTTGATGTTCCTTTCACCGACAAAACTGAGGTATCCCTTGTTGAAGGCGTTGGAACCCTTCCGTCTGCCCTTAAGCATGTCGAAGGTCTTGACGGCTTGCTTGTACTCTGGGCTGTTGGGCTCGTAAAGACCGATGACATTGGAGGCCCAGTCCAGCATGGCGGATTCTTGGCCGCTAATGGACTCTGCTTCGGCCTCTTGGGCGGCGGCGGAGGCGAGGGCCTTCTCCCTGCTCATGAACTCGTAGTTGTTTCTAGCGACCCCCATCTGCTGGGCTAGGCTCTGGTTGGAGAGCATCATCTTGTTCCTGAGTTCGGCGTCGGCCCTCTGTTCGAGTGCGTGACGCTGGGCCATGGACTGAAGCCCAATCGAGCCGAATGTAAGTGCGGCTTGGTTGAGGTTCTTGAGTTGCGGGATTTCGGCACCCATCAGGCCCGTGATGCTATCACGTCCGCCCTTGTAGTCGCCTAGTTGAAAGTCTCTCATTGATTATTTGGTAGATGCGGCGGCACCAGTGGCCCAGACGGATGCATAGGCAAGGGTTTCCTCGTATGGAGGAACACCGCCAGAACCAGTGGAAATCCAACTTTCGGCCTGAGAAAGGACTTCTCCGCCCGCCGCAGACTGCCTGATTTGCTGGGCTCTGATTTCGCCCATGGCGTATGCCTCTACGGCGGAGGCACACGAATCCGCCACAAGTTGCGATTCGATTGGCACTACCAGAGGCATGGCACTGACGGCTTGGAACGTAGAGCCAACAAGGGTAGCAAAGTTCTTGGTGGCCGTGTCGATGATGGCCAAACGCCTGTCCTGACTGTTCACGCCGATGAAGGCCCCGATGTTGGTATGCCCGCCCCCGAAGGCGGCACTCATGCCAAGCAGGTATTGGCTGTAGGCAGTATCAGCGTTGGTGCCACCAGCGGCCGTCGTAATCTCGCTGATTTTGCTAGCCCAGTGGGTGCTGATGTTGCTGTAAAGCGATGATTCGGAGGTGTTGAATCGCTCCGTCAATACGGTGCCGACATTTTTCTCTGCCGTCGCCCAGTACCCAGTCGTCCCCATCAACTCGGCCAGCGTTTTGGCCGTGTACTCCATCTCCTTGGCTGGGTCGCGGGTGACAAACTTGAACCCCTCTGGGTCTTCACCAGTGGTCTTATCGTAGTCTGCGTAAAGTTTTTCAGGGAGAGCCATTAGAATACGCTAAAGATGGAGCGGCCAGCAATCGTTGCATCAACAGATACAGAGTAGAAGTGAGGTCGACCAGCAGAAACAACCACTTCAATCTTAGCACCGATGGACTTTTTCCCAGCCAAAGCACGCCGAACCGTTGTGCCTAGGTTGCCGTTGATTCTGTCAATGGGCGTGGACGAGTCTGGGTTGACGGTCAGGAACCGCATTTCGACATTGGCTGAACCCTTGGTGTCCATCTTCATGGTCACGGCGTCGTACCGCTTGTCCAAGTCGGTCCTAAAGTTGTAGTCTCTGGTCCTGAACGAGGCTGTGATAGCCGTTCCAGCGTCCGTGTCGCCGTCGTCCAGCCTGTAAACAGTGCCATTGGGCGTCACGGCAAAGACCCTAAGCAAGCCAGTGGCGTCCCTAGCCTTGAGCAGGTGCTTGATGGCGAATGGATACACGTCAATGGACTCAAACAAGCCTCCAAGAGCGGTATTGACCACCAAGACGCGGGTATTTGTCGTTTCGCCGACTTGAGGGTAGGCGATGTAATAGCGGCCTTGAACGCCGATAGCCGTGCAATTGGCCAGTTCGGTGCTACCACGACCACCAAAGATGTCGTTAACTTGGAGCGTGATGGGCAGTTCTCCTTCAATCATGCCCTTCCCAAGGTCTATCTTGTTAAGGCCACCGTTGTCCAACCACATGATTGCACCGTTCGTCTCGCCAACCGTGTCTGGAGCGGCAATTCCCTCTTGGGCGGAAAGAAGCCTGACCTTGGTAAAGAAGGCTTCATTGGGCTTACCCTCGGAAAGGGCGGCGGCCGTGATGGCTGGCTCTATCTCGTACACGCTAGAAGCACCAAAAGCGTACAACTTACGGGTGGCGTTGGAGTAGTGCAGTTTAAGGATGTCGTCGTACGTCCCTAGGGTAAGGGAAACGGTGTCTGGGTCGAATGGCTGGATGCCTCCGAAAAGGCTGAACCAGATTTGGTCGCCCTTGGCGTAGGCCATCCGTCCAACGACGTTGCAACAGGTCGTAAAGTCATAAGCCCCGTTCCAGTATTGGGCATTAGCGGCCTCGATAGACCCTAGGGTTGCGTAGCCCTGCCCTGAGCACTTGATGTATGGCCTTGGAGGCGTTGGCTGGGTGGTCGGAGTGACGTATGGGTTGGTCGTGCAGAGGCTTTTTACCTGACCGCCGACGGAGAAAATGTGGATGTAGTCCTCGACGCCATGGGACGAGGCCGCGTAGGCACAGTCGTTGAGCAGTGGGTCTGCGACCTTAACGCAGCCGCCGCGAGGACGCATGACTCCAGCGTCGATACGCATGTTGATGACCGACTCTAGGATGCCCTTGTTGGCATCGAAGGCGGCACTGTTTGGGAAACTGTTGAAGCCCCCGAAGAAAACCTCTCCGTCCTGCTGGAATTCGCGTGGCATGTCAGTATTCGATGAGCCTATTTGAGTTGTTGCTGTCGTGATTGCAATCCTGCCACATCAAGTTTGCGGAGGAGTTTATGTCTCCTAGATTCTTTGCGACTCTGAAAGACGTAGACCAGTTAAACTCTTGAAAGAAGTAGTATGGAGGATTTTCGGCTTCGTTGTACGTGTCTGGGGTTTGGTTTATCTTGTACACAAACTTGGCTTCACTGTTAGGAATGTCTGCGTTGCCCTTGTGGTATTGCTTTATTGTCCAAGACTCTGATTCAGACGACCAATCAAGATGTGCAATTACTTTCCCCATAAAGCCAACGTGCACCCACACGGCTTTCATGTCTCGATAAAATCTATTGAGCGGAAGCATGTGCTTATGGCTGGGAAGCGTCCAAGGCTGAGACTCAAGGTAGTATCCATTAATCAAGTCCCCTCCAAGCGTGTAGGTAAAACCAGAGGTAAGGTTTCCTTCGTAGCCGTCGACGTTGTAGTAGGTATACTGTTCTTCGTCAGTTGGAATGTTGAAAACAAATCCGTAGGAAGGCGACCATTTGTTGATTTTAAGGTTACTTTGGGCGAATGACCTAGGAACTATGTAGACGCACGGAAGATGCGAAGACGGAACAGCATGCCCAAGAATCACGCTCCATTGTTCGCTTACCGTATGGTCGCAGAAAAAATAACTGTCTTCAAATGTAGGGTTTGCTGGAGGAATTGTTGGCGATGTGAATGGGTCGCTCTTTGGGATGCTTCCTCCCCATACGACTGGCTTTGTTATCTCAATGGTGCCTCTGCTTACTTCACCGTAAGGCATGTAAACTAGGGATGAGCGGTCCCCAGTGATGTTTCCGCTGGCGTCGGCCTGAAGGTGCGTAAAATGCTGGTTGAATGAACAGAAGCCCCCATTAACCTTGAAAAGGTCGCCAAGGAAGTGCGTTACCTGAAACTGCTCGTCGGTTGTGCCTATGCCGCTGATGTCGCTTTTCCACAACTGAAACAGTTGCCACGACCTGAGCCCGCCATTCCCGTTTTTCTTGATGACCGCTATTCTGATGTCGGAATCTTCAAGGTCGGCCTGTGCGACCCAACTGATGTACCAATACAGTCCAGACTTGTGCAGTATCAGGTAAATGCTGTCTGGGTGGTTGGTGCCGATAAGGTCGCTTTCGGCCCACTCGACATAGCCTTTTTCCTCGTCCAGCGGCTCAGAGTTATTCTGGTCGCACCTTCCAAACCCATCGACGTTTTTGCGTAGCATGGCCGAGCCGCTTTTAGCACCAGTCGTAAAGGCCTTAGAGGCCATTCTGACTTTGTTCTGGGCAAAAGCCCTATTAGTCATGCCCTGCTGGTTCACAATCATGGACATGTGGGCCTTCTCTGGAAACCGCCTTGGCTTCCATTCCTCGTTTTCCAATGCCTCGATGTCCGAGATGATGCCTATGTGGCATCTCAGGTTGGAGCCCCTATTCCACTCCACCTGCCACGGGTGGTGGGGAATGTAGGGGGCCGTAGGTACGACCATGGACCCCCTGCGAATCACGACCTAGCGGGGACGTAGTAGGTCGTCCCGTTGAC